TGTTGCTCCCGCTGTTGAGAATGCAGTGCCCAATGATAAGGGAAAGCTCATGCCGCCAATCCATGTGACTATTTCTTGTGAAGTTATGTGTTCATCCAGCCATAGAGGATTAGGGCAGTACAATTGGATTAACCCAGGTTGCATGACATCCTCGAAATCATTTGCATCTGGAAATATTGGAGCAAATTCTGGCACTGCCTTGATTTGTCTTTTCACTCCGCCTAGTTCGTATGTCAATACTCCCTCGTCTAATTTTGGATTAAATACTTTTGATATTGTCCGTCTATGATGTACCATTTCCTCGATAGATCCTGCTAATATCATTATTTCAATTGACAAAGGTCTTGCTGCCAAAGTGTTTCCCAAATAAGAAACACCATCCTGGAATGGGGATTTCTGCGTTTTAATGTTTATATTTACAGCACCAGTGCCTTCGATTTTAGTCAAGATAAATGGGTTTTCATTGCCTAAATTTATTGACTGACCTCTGCTATTTGTGTATATTATATTTTTCATTTATACACCCCATTCCATGGCTAACTGTCTTGATACTTGCAGGTTCTTACGAGCTATTTCACTTGGGCTCAATGCTGTCTGAGAATGTATTTCTATATATTGATTTATTGTTCTGCCTTGATTTGTCATATTTTCGCTTTTATCATTACTATAAATCTTGCTGCCTCTTGGCAACTCAACAATCTCAGGGCCATGTTCACCAACCCATGTTCTCCCACCCTCAAAGAAGTCAGTTCCCATTGCATTAATCAGTGGCTTTCTAATAGTAGGACTATCAACAATATTGGTAGGAGGCATAAGGCCTGGAGAATAGTTTCCAAGAGACCCGCCGCTCGTTTTCTTTACTTCCTCAATTACGTTTTTAATTTTCCTTACTATCGGATTCTTTTCAAACCACTCAGTCAGCGTTTCCCAATTGCTTTTTATTTCTCCATTATCAAGGTCAATCTGCTCAATTACATCAGCGCCCTGGGCCTTAACCTCATCAAGGACTCCCTGATGCATCTTCTGAGCTTCAAATATTGCATCTTTCTTCTGTCTTTCCGCTTCCTCGATGATCTTGTTTGCAAGTTCGATTGATTCAGCGGACCCTTCTTCCTTTAGAGTCTGAGCATATTGGATTCTCTTGTTATATTCCTCTTCAGCTGCAGCGATGGATTCATCCTTTTGTTTAATGCTGTTCTTGATTACTTCAGATGCCATTTCAAGAGTTAATCTTTCTGAATTAGCCTTCAGGTTTTCAAGGATAGTTTCACTTTCTTCCTGTGTCTCTGATAGAAGTCTAATTCCATCCTCTTTCATGTTCTCCCTTATGGCTGTTATCTCAATCCATTCCTTGTCGGTGATTTTTCTATTTTCCTCAGCAGCCAGCTCGAATATCTCGGTAATCCTGTCATGGCCCCTCTGTGTCTTGGCTATGGATTCGTCATATTTCTCAGTGGCGATACGGATCATCTCTTCCTTCTCTTCCTCTGAGATGTCTGTAGTCTCGTCAAACATTTCCTGTATCTCTGCTATTGCATCAATCTTCTGCTGCTCAAGCTTGCCTATGACCTCGCCTGCCATTGTGCCAATGTTCCCGGTGATTTCAGTTGACATTTCGCTTGTTACCCTGGCGCCGCTACCCTTAAGGCCCATCAGTGCAGCTGTACCTTCCTTCTCAAGGTCCAGGAATCCTCCTACAGCCTCTTTGGTGTTCTCAGATACGGTTTCCCCGAATATGTCAACCTCAGGAACCACATCCTCATTAAGGTACTTGTATAGGCCATAAGCCGCTGTGCCTGCTCCTGCTATTGCTATCCCCCAAGGAAGTATTGTTCCAAGGGTTCCGGCCATTGCTCCGCCTAATCCTGTGGAACCTGCTCCGAGTGCTTTTGTTGCCAGTCCTGCCCCGCCTGAAAGCTTGCTTACAAGGTTAACCGTTGAACCTATGCCTTGTGATAGTTTTCCTGTAATCATAACCACAGGTCCTATTGCTGCTGCAAACTTGCCAGCTGTGATAATCATTTCCTTTGTTTCTTCATCAAGCTCTGAAAACCAGGTGACACCCTCGTTAGTCTTCTCGACTACATCAGAAAGTGCCGGAATTAGAATCTTCCCAAAGTCTATGGCCAGTCCTTCCATTGCTGACTTAAGCTTTGTGATTTCACCTTGAAGGTTGTCTTGCATGACATCGGACATTTCCTGTGCCTTGCCTGTTGAGTTTTCAATATTTCCCTGTAGCTTGTCAAAGTCTGCATCACTGCCTGCCATTAATGCCAGGAATCCACTCATGGCTTCTTGTCCAAATATAAGCTTTGCATTTTGTGCTTGTTCTGCCTCGGATAGTTCATCCCATACAGACCTCATATCAACAAGAACATCACTAAAGTCACGCATGGACCCATCAGCGTTCTGTGTCTGGATGTCAACCTCGCCTATTGCCTCACCTGCTACGGATATATCCCCTGTCATCTTGTTGAAGATTGTCCTTAAGGCTGTACCTGCCTGGGAACCCTTGATTCCACTGTTGGCAAGTTGACCTATTGCAAGGGCTGTGTCCTCTACTGAATAACCCAAGGCTCCGGCTATTGGAGCGGCATATTTGAATGTTTCGCCCATGATTCCGACATTTGTATTAGCAGATGATGAAGCGGCCGCCAATACATCGGCAAAATGCCCTGATTCCTCGGCCTGCAACCCAAAGGCTGTCATTGCATCGGTGACTATGTCAGAAGTAGTTGCCAGGTCCTCACCGGATGCGGCTGCAAGTGCCAATACTCCCGGTAGACCTGCTACTGATTGCTCAGCTGTCCAACCTGCCATTGACATGAATTTAAGGGCCTCAGCTGACTCAGAAGCACTAAACTTTGTTGTGGCACCCATTTCCCTTGCTATATCCTCAAGGCTCTTTAAATCATCCCCTGTGGCTCCTGAAATTGCCGCCACTTCAGACATGGAGGCCTCAAATCCTGCAGCAGTTGTTGCTGCAGCTGTACCTATGCCAATAATAGGGACAGTCAATCCCATGGTAAGACCCTTGCCCACACTCTCCATCTTCTTGCCCTTGCTAATCATGTTGTCGCCAAACTTGTTGGCCTTGTTTTCTGCATTGCTTAAGCCTGTATAAAATTTGGTGGTATCAAGTACCAGTTCCGAATAAACATTACCTGCATCTATTGCCATTTTCTCACCTACCTTTAATTAGGCATTAAAAAAGACACCCTTATAGGTGTCTTAATTGTTTTAAGTTTTATTTCTCGTATATGTCCCAGTAAGCCTGTCCCAGCTTAAAGTCATATTCAATGTCAAGTTCATCGCCATTATCCAGTATTGCCCTTACCTCAAGGGTTAAAACCTCATAATCATTTGGATCCATTGTCTCCGGCCCAAAGCTGTCAAAGATTGGAGAAGTCTCTCCCGGCATTACTGTGTCATGGCTTGATAGATATGTCGTGTCATTCCTGTCTTTTAGGTGTACCTTCATGTGATACCTTGTGATAGGGTAGTCACTGTTGTTGGTATAGGTTGCATCCATGTATACATTACCTATGCTGTCAGGCTCCAATATGGTGATTTCCCATGGTATTTCATCAGGATGGATGGGAATCGCTTCCTCTTCTTCCTTAACCTCCTCAGGTACTTCCTCTGGCGTATCCTCTGTCCCTGCAACATCCACTGGATCATCAACCTCGGCTGCGCTGCAACCAGAAAGAACCAATGCCAACACCATAAACGTTAAAAGTACAAGCTTTTTCATATGCATAACCCCCTTTAATTGGATTATACCTTATTTCTTGTTGGTTTTAACAATAAAGTTGATTAAATCCTCATTATTGCCCTTTTTCTTGTCATCCCATGATATTAGATTCCATTTAAGCCTTCCCTTGTCATCAAGGGCCTTGCCATAGTACATATAGCAGACCTCATCAAAACAATAGGCTGTAAAGGGGTCCTCTATGTCCATCAGCTTACTTGGCTTTTCTCCGTACTGCTTTGCCATCATTATTATCTGCGCCATCTTTCTTTTCGTGACGAAAGGAACGCAATGCGCTGATCGGTGCCAATGCCCACGCATACACAGACAATAACTGGTCATCTGTCATATGGTCCTTAACATCCTCAAACTTAGGCTCAACCATGCAGATGGTGCAATAGAAATCAATCCATTTCTGATAGTCCTTGGCCAGTTCCTCATCGGTCATCTTTTCCTTGTCAACCTTTGCAGCCTTACCAAGGGCCGCCTGTGTTGCCATAGACATAAGAGGATTGTCAATCTTGCCCTCTCTCATCATCCTTGTAAGCTGTGGCCTTTGTACCTTTATGGTAATACTGCCAATCCCGTCAAAATCAGGAATGTCAATCTCTGTAGATGCATCTTTGAATCTATCTTCTATCTTGCTCATATAATCCTCCTTTTGTTAAGAGAAAACTACCCGCAATTAAGCAGGTAGTGTCTCTAGCATAGCAACTGCAACTGGTGATTCTCCAAACTTTGACCTACTTCTAATCTGCATCTGTGGCGAGAAGAATCCACCGTCAACCACTGAGTAGTTCACTGGTCTGCCTTTGCAGTTCTTGTATGAGAATTTAACGTATCCGGTCGTACTTCCGTCTCCATCCTTCTGCTCAGTGTAGATATCCATTGTAAACGGTGTTCTTGCAACTGGTGTTCCAACTACTGGGGCTGAGTAGGTTTTAGTAAGCTCATCCCATGTACCGCCATCAACAAGGGCCAGTATCTCAGGTATGAAAGTAGCTTGTGTCAAGCTTATATCATAGCCCTTTACTATGTCCTCTGTGTTGTTCTGTGCCTTGATTACGTTTTTAACCCTTAGCTCCTGCTCCTGTCCTGCGGATGTAAAGGCCACAACATCAGCCTCTGTTGCCACATCGGTCAGGGTATAGGTTACAGGTGTTGTCTCTTCTGTTACAATATCAACTCTTGCAATATTTGCCAATGCAAATTCATTAGGTACTGTCATAATTTATCCCTCCAATTTCTTTAATATCGTGTATTCGATGGACGATGAAAAAGCCTTTTTCTCATCCTCTGGTATAGGTGGTGTCTCAAACCCTGTACACCTTAGGGCTTGTATCTCCTTAAGGGCCGCCTTTATCTCCTTCTTGTAGACCTCCATAGCCGGGTAATTGCTAGCTGGTATATATGCGATAACATCAAGGACCCTCTGGCCTGTCCTGTTGCTTCCAACGGATGGAATCTGATTCCCCTCGATTACCACACAATACCTGGTAGTGCATTCCCCTGTATGGATTCCAGGAGGATAAGGGTTTAGGCTATGTTCCTTTAATTTGTCATATACGGTTTTCCACATATCAAATCACCTTCTTGTAAGCCCTTAATACCTCAGGGGCATTCTTTTGTATGGTCGGGTAGAGTATCGCATATCTCTTGTCATTAGCCAGCTCAAGCCATACGGAATAATCCATGTTGCCGGATAGGGTGATTACAAGCTTTCTGTTTTTCCATCCAAAGCTGCCCTGGATTGAGTTTCTGGCATTGGATGTCCTATCTGTCCATGGTGCGTTTCTCTTGGCATCAGCCTCCATCTTCTTGGCCGCTGTATCTGCGAACAATCCAAGGGCTGCCTGTGCCTTCATGTAGGTCTTAGCAGCTGAGAATGTTGACTTGGTCTTGTTATGCCTAAACATATGAAACAGCCTCCAATTCAACCTGCTTACATATGTCGTAGAAGTTGTTGACAAAAGCAACCTTGAAGCTGGTCCCATCAGCTGTGAATGTGTCTCCACGCTTGATGTCTGCATCTCCACTTGCTAACAGCTTCCATGCTCCGCCTGCTGCATAGCCGACAATCATCCCTGAAGTGTCAATGATTTCCCTGTTTGACCGTTTCTTATAAATCATTACAGACAGGTCAAATGGGTCAAGGTCAACAGTGGTTGTTCCACCATAGCCATTGTCCTGCTCCTCTGTGCGCTGTATGGTGATGATTGTTGGGTTGTGGGCTATCATGTCACCAATGTATTTTTTGTAGTAATCACTCCCTACCATCAGCTCTCACCACCGTTCCTGTCATGCTTTGCCTATACTGGAATGCAAGGGTCATAAAATGGTTTTTAGGTGAAGGAATCTCCACATCCCCAAGCTTTATACCTGGGATGTCCGCCTTTTTAAGAAGTAGCTCCCTTATAAGCGCCCTGTAACCATCCTCATCAACAACACCTTCCAACCTGCTAGCGAGGTATTGGTCTGTATAATATGGGTAGTTGTCCTCATCCAGTTTGTCTCTTAGATCCATCAAGTCCATGCTACTCACCCCTTAAGGCTTCGATAAGCTCATCCTTCTTCATTGAGCTGTAACCATCTATCTCCTGTTCTTTTGCCATATCCTTAAGCTCAAGAACGGTGAATTGCTCAAGGTCCTTCTGCTCAACTACTTCCTCTATCACTTCAACAGGCTCAGGCTTGATTTTAGCCTCAACCTTAAGTGGTTTCTTTGTTTCCTCTTGTTTCTGGTGGTATCTCCTTAGTAGCATTGATTCACCTCTTTCCTATAAAAGAAAAGACGGAGGGAATCCCCCGTCTATGCTTTTGTCTTAAGTTTTACAACTTTGCTATCGTCTGCCAATTCAGCTACATAATACTCAGATGCAGCTATAACAGTTGTTCTCTTAAGGATGTCTCTGTCATCCTCGATATTTGCTCTTTCCTTCAGGTAGATAGCAAGAGCACCAGGCTTAACAACAAAGTTGTCATACACATGGCTTGTTACCTCATAGTAGGTAGCAATATCTGCAACATTCGGTACCGCAACTGCTGTATATACTCCCGCTGCTTCTGTGTAGTAAGTTTTTCCAGCGTCAATAGCCACGTCAGCAGTGATTGTATATACTGGGTTCTTCTTGATTTTACTAGCTGCCACAACCTGGCATCCTGCAATTTCGCCAATAACTCCGGACATAAATGCATTAGGTACGTTGTCGATGAAGTCCTGGTCTTTTCTTAGGGTTCCCTTTTGAAGTGGGTGGATAAGCAGTATCTTAGGCTCATCATCCTCTTCCTCGAATTTATCAACAGCGTTGACGATTGAATCATATCCAATTACAGCAGCGCTACCGTCATATTCAAGGGTTGCCTCTCCAAGGGCAGCCAGACAATCGCTGTCTACCTTGTCATTTATGGACTTGATTATTTGAGTGTTAGCCTCTCCGATTGGGTCGCCATACCCAGAGTTTACAGCCTTGTCGGTAATCTCTACCGCTTTACCTGCCTCTTTAATGGTTGCAGTTGCAGTAGTAGTCTCAAGAACAACTGTTCCCATTGCTACTCCCTCAGTAAGGTCATCAGCTTCACCGATGTACTTAAATTGTGGAATGGTAATTGTGTCTCCTGCCTGTCCCACAAGGGTTGTGTCAACATTTGCAAGTGGTGCAAATCTCAATTTTGCAGGTAGAGCAGCTGAAATCATGTCAGCCATAACCTCAGGGTTTACCATGTTTGTCAGTTTTGTTTCTCCTGCTGCGTGAAACTGTAGATTAAGTGGCATTGAAAATATTGATTTTGTCATTTTCATCTCTCCTTTATTATCCTTTTAACTCGTAGTATAGGTTAGGGTTCTCTGTGAAGAGCTTATTTCTTTCTGTATAACCCATTTTGTTAAACTCTTCCTTTGTGATAGCCTGCCTATTCTTCCTTTGGCCACCTCCCAAGCTTCCGCCTGTTCCTGGTGGTGGTGTCTCCTCAAACAGATATGGGTCGGATTCTTTTAGTGCTGTGATAGCCGCCTCCATATCCTTGTCAATGTTCTTGCTTGTCTTTAAGCTTTCCATGTCAAGTAACGCCTTGGCAGCCTTTATGTTCTTGGCTCCCCTCAGTGCGCTCTCAATGCTATGCTCAAGCTTAAGGGCCTCAATTTGGGCCTGTGCATCCTTCTCAGCCTGCTCATACTTTGTCTTGTAATCATCAGCAGCCTTCTTGATGGCTTCAACATCCATCTCCTTGAAGGATTCTATTTCCTTGTTGGCATCAACAAGTTGCTTCTTTGTGCTTGCAAGCTCTGTTTCCTTGGCCTTTACGTCACTTTTAAACTTTTCAATGTCTCTTCCGTTCTCTGCCATTATCTTTTCAATGGCTTCATCCTCAAGTCCTAAACCTTTAAGAAATTCTCTATTCATAATTCCCTCCTATATCTACGCTTTTATTCGTGGTCGCTTCACGTGATTTGTCAATGTATCGTCATGACCTACGTATTTGAACAGTTTAAAGCCTTATTCAGGGCATGAAAAAACCACCCTTTCGAGTGGTCATGTAATAAGTATGAATAAGTCTATTTCACCTGTTCACCTCCTGTATTAAGTTTTATAAGTCATCTTCATCCTCAAAGTCCACATAATCATCATAGAAATAATCAGGCTCCCCGGGTTGCCATCTTAACCTGCACATATCAATCACATAATTCTTGACTATATCGTGGGCCTGTTCTTCAGTCATCCCTGCCCTCAGTAGGTTGTCAAACATTGATTGAGCAGTCAAGGCGACCTCTTCCATTAAGTATTCCCTTAAATCCCTTAAAGCGTGTCTTATGTCCTCAGCCTCCATAATCTTTTCAGCTTCTTCTATAAGGTTCTTTTTCATAGGCCCACCTCCTCATATGCTTTTTACCCTCTACAATGGTTTTGTAGCAAAATATTCTCCATAATCTTCATACCATGAATCAAGTGTTGGGTTATAGCCTCCATATATCCAAGCGTTAAGCTCTTCCGCCACATCGTCAAGGCTCTTGGGAATGTAAGGCACCATTGTACACAAACCGTTTGCGTGATCCAGTGGTACATCATCTTTAGGAAATATCTGTCCATGCCTGTCAATACAAAGTTGGCATGTCCTCCCATGAATCAAAGCACTCCTCCACTCAATGCCCTCGACAAATGGATTCATCTGTGATGATTGGATAGTAGCTGTCTGGTAGGCATGATTGATGCTGGTCCTTGCAAGTCTCATTGCGTTGTAGTCAAT